CTGAGGGGTATTACCCTTGATAACTCTATCATAATTGTTGATGAATCACAGAACTTAACATTCTGGGAACTTAATTCTATTATTACGAGAGTTGGACAAAATTCTAAAATTATCTTTGCTGGGGATATTGATCAAACGGATCTTAAAAATTCTGAATCAGAGGGGTTTTCTATTTTACACAGTATTTTAAATTTAATGGAAGAATTTAAATGTATAGAATTCGGTCTCAATGACATTGTTAGATCTGGGTTTATTAAATCGTATCTCATAGCTAAAATGAAAGTTGGAAAATAGAGTTTACAATTCCGGGGATATAATATATAATGGAAGAAAAGAATGAATTAAAAGTTGGGGATCATGTTCGAGTTACCGGATTCGATAATGCAGGTAAAGCTTATCGTAAACGATTGTTAGCTATGGGACTAACCCCAGGAACGGAATTTATAATTGATCGGTTTGCCCCTTTAGGGGATCCAGTAATTATATCAATTCGTGGATATAAATTATCATTAAGATCTGATGAATTAAAGGTTTTATTATTAGATCGTGTGAATCCATGTAAGGGATGTCATTCTTGTGATTAAAAATAAAAGGAGAACACGGTGCTAAAGACAGCGAAAGAATTTTCAAAAACAATTGAAATCCTATCAGAAGAACACTCCCTGAATCTTATAGATACTATAACTTGGTATGCAGAAAAAAATGAAATTGAAATGGAATCTGTGGTTAAAATGTTAACCCCTAATATAAAGGAGAAAATATACTACGAAGCATCAAAACTTAGATGTGTTAAGAAAAAACCAGAACTACCACTATGAATGGGAATTGGAATGAATGGATAGCCTGTAATTACTACATAGGGTTAAGAGCACATTTTGGTAATGATAAATTTGATTTTCTTAGAATGTTGAAGCAGAATAAATGTTTTTATAAATCGGAACATTATATTAATAGAAAGGATAGAGTATTATTTCAACGGCTGTCTAATCAATACAAACCCTTTGAATATCTCAAATACATCTTATCTAATATAATTTATACCGCAACATCAAAGGATCATGTGACAAGAATGCATTTATCCGAAATGTCTGAAGATAAATTAAAACTTTGGAATGGAAAAACCGAAAGCTTATTTTATAATTTCAAAAATGATATTTCCAGATTAATGAATACTACAGATTCCTTCGAAGATCTATTCTTAATTGAGAGGAATCAAATTCCTTTATTATTACAAACTAATGTGTCAATAGAAACGCTCACAATTCTGGATTCAATGGTAAATTTTTCAGAAAAATTCGATAAGGAGATGGAACATTATTTATGGCCGCTAATGAATTATAAAGTTAAAAACTATAATTCATTGTTGAAATATTTCACGAAATATGATAAAAATAAATATAAAGATTATTTATTAACTGTCGCTAAATAAAATGGAGTACGAAATGAATCAAAAAGAAGAACTTCAAGACCTAGAAAGAGAAAACAACGAACTTAAAGTTAAAGTTAAAGATCTCGAATATTCTAGTTCTCTCCAGCAGCTCAAGGATGAGGTGTTATGGAATCCTGTAGACGGGGGAAATAATGGATCTAAGTGAGCAATCCTTAAAACTGCTCAAGGATTATTACATGAAGGAGTATGAAAAGAAACCCGAAGAAGCATTCAAAAGAACATCATACGCATTCTCTGGAGGAGACAAAGCCCTCGCTAAGAGAATTTACAAGTATGTGGTAAATAACTGGTTCATGTTCTCCAGTCCTATTTTATCTAATGCACCAGAGAAGGATGAGAAAGTGCGGGGTCTTCCTATATCATGTTTTCTTGGATATGTACCAGATACGCTCGAAGGTCTTATAGATCATACATCAGAACTGAGATGGTTATCTGTGAAAGGCGGTGGGGTAGGGGGTCATTGGTCTGATGTTCGTTCAGTATCGAATATAGCGCCAGGCCCAATCCCGTTCCTTCATACTGTTGATGCTGATATGACGGCATATAAACAAGGTGTAACTCGCAAAGGGTCTTATGCTGCCTACATGGATATATCACATCCAGACATTATGGAATTCATGTCACTGAGAATCCCTACTGGTGATGTTAATAGAAAATGTCTAAATCTTCATCATGGTGTTAATGTACCCGATGCATTTATGGAAGCTGTAGAACAAGGTATTCGTTGGAACCTAGTTGATCCTAAGACGAAGAAGGTGTCTGAAGTTGTAATGGCTCGTGAGTTATGGGAAACTCTCCTAGAAACACGTTATCGTACAGGTGAACCTTATATCTATTTCATTGATAGAGCAAATGAGGCTTATCCTCAAACCCAAAAGGATAAAGGTCTATTCTCACGTGGTTCTAATCTCTGTATTGAAATTACATTACCTACCAATGAAGAAAGAACAGCTGTATGTTGCCTGTCATCATTAAACCTTGAGATGTATGATGAATGGAAAGAGTCATCTCTGGTAGAAGATCTTACTGTATTCCTTGATAATGTACTTCAATACTTTATTGATAATGCTCCAGATGAGATATTTAAAGCTAGGTATTCAGCATCGCAAGAAAGAAGTATTGGTATAGGAGCGATGGGTTGGCATAATTTATTAATGAAGAATTCAATACCATTTGAATCTCAAGCAGCTGCAGAACTTAATGAAGAAGTATTCTCCCTTATTAAAGAACGTGCAGTAGCTATGTCTGAAATATTAGGGGAAGAACGCGGAGAGTGTCCCGATATGGAAGGTACTGGTAGAAGGAATGCTAATCTATTAGCTATTGCTCCCAATGCTAATTCGTCCAGTATTGCAGGTACATCACCATCAGTTGAACCTATTAAAGCAAATGCATTTGTACATAGAACCCGTGTAGGTTCGCATTTAATTAAGAATAAATATCTTGAAATGTTATTATCAGAAAAGGGACAAAATAACGACTCAATTTGGAATTCTATTATTGGGAATAATGGTTCGGTTCAGCATCTTGAATTTTTAAGTGATCATGAAAGGGAAGTATTTAAAACGGCAATAGAGATTGACCAGAATGCTATTGTCAGATTAGGAGGACAGAGAGCTAAGTATATTTGTCAATCTCAGTCGCTTAATGTATTTTTTCCAGCGGGGGTTGATAAGGGATATCTTCATGATGTGCATTATAATGCGTGGAAAGAGGGTAATAAATCTTTGTATTATCTGAGAACTGAAACGTCAAATAAAACTGAGGTGTTGTCTGAAAAAATTGAACAGAATACAATGAAAGATTATGCGGAAACACCGAGTGGACAAGATTTATTGGAGGGCGTGACAGCAGAATTTGCCTCACAAGAGGATTGTGTGTCATGTCAGGGTTAAATGTACGTCTGTATTTGTAAACGCATTACAGAGTCTATGGTAAAAGACGGTAACACATACGGTATGGGAACCGTATGTGGAAAATGTAAATCAGCATCGAGGAATAAAGTTATGAAAATAGTTATTAATTCTAGTTACGGTGGGTTTGATTTGTCGCAAGAAGCAATAAAATATATTGGTATGAAAAGCCGTGATGACTATCTCTCGACGAAAAAACCTCGTATCACAGAGGATGAACTCTGGAGTTCTTGGAAAATAGAAAGACATGATCCAAAATTGGTTGATGTTGTAGAAAAACTCGGAACTAAATCGTGGGGATTCTGTGCTCAGTTAAAGGTTGTAGAAATACCCGATGGCACGGATTATTATATCTATGATTATGACGGTATGGAAACTATAATAGAAAAGGGACATTCTTGGTCATAATATGAAGAAAACTAGAGTGCAGGAATTTATAGAAAAAATGGATTCGGAAGAATATATATTAACCAAAGATATATCTCATTATATAATATATTCATTCCTAGCAACTCATTGTAAGGATCATCCTAACATTATGAGTCAGGTGGAATTTGATGAAATGGTATTCAGACTCTATGAAAATTGGGATGATCTCCCAGAACACAGAGATAAAGATCTTCTCAGAAAAGCATATCTCGGAATGGGAATGTGTCTTAAATATGATGAAGAGGTTTATCCAGAAGTAATTAGAAATTTAGCGATGTCTTGGTCTGATGCTTTAGCAACCCGAGATCGTAAAAAACTTCATTAGGAGGAATATGAAACTACATAAATTATTTCGGAAAATACTTCCGAAAATGTCTTCAACCGAAAGAGAAGCGCTCGAAGCTGGAACTGTTTGGTGGGAATCCGAATTATTTTCTGGAAACCCGAATTGGGATATATTAAGAGATATAGAGATTCCTAAACTCAGTGATGAAGAACAAAGGTTCATTGATGGTCCTGTTCAAGAACTCTGTGAAATGACAAATGATTATGAAATTAATCAGGCAATGGATCTTCCGAAAGAGGTTTGGGCTTATCTCAAAGATAATAAATTCTTTGGTCTGAATATAAAGAAAGAATATGGTGGTCTTGAATTTTCCGCGTATGCTCAGAGTGAAGTCATATCAATTCTAGCATCTAGATCATTATCTCTTGCAATCACAGCCATGGTGCCCAACTCCCTTGGCCCTGGAGAATTACTTCATGAATTTGGAACCGAAAAACAACAAAGGAAATGGCTTCCAGATTTAGCAGTAGGTACCGAAATCCCAGCATTTGCTCTTACTGGTCCAACCGCTGGTTCTGATGCTGGTTCTCTTCCAGATGATGGTGTGGTTGAATTTGGTATGTGGAAGGGTCAAGAAATCCTAGGGGTTAGATTAAATTGGGATAAGAGATACATAACCCTTGGTCCAGTAGCTACCCTCATCGGTTTAGCATTTAGACTTCGCGATCCACACAATCTCCTTAAAAGTTATGGAAAATCTCATGACCAAACCCTAAACAAAGGAAAATGGGATCCTACTCATGACAGAGGGATTACCCTAGCTCTAATACCAAGAAACACAAAGGGGGTTGAGATTGGTTCAAGACATTCCCCTGCTCGACAAGCATTTATGAATGGTCCGAATTACGGAGAAGATGTGTTCATTCCAATAGATCATATCATTGGTGAACACAATGGTATTGGTAAGGGTTGGATGATGCTGATGCAATGTCTTGCTGCGGGTCGTGCTATAAGTCTGCCAAGTCTGTCAATGGCGGGTTTAAAACATACTGCTCGTGTCACCACCGCCTACACTCGTATTAGAAAACAATTTAAAGTTTCTCTTGGTAAAATGGAGGGTATTGAGGAACCAATGATTCGCATTCTCTCTGATGCTTATGCTCTCGAAGCTGCTTGCGACCTAACATATGCTGGGATTGATTCTGGTCAAAGACCATCTGTGATATCAGCACTTCTAAAATATCAGTCGACAGAAAAAATGAGAAGTGGTATAAATGATGGTATGGATATTTTAGGGGGCAAGGCTATAAGTGATGGACCTTCTAATTTCCTTCTGAATATGTATATAGGACAACCGATTGCTATTACGGTAGAGGGTGCTAATATCCTCACCCGATCTCTCATCGTTTTCTCTCAGGGAGCTTTGAGATGTCACCCTTTCCTAGGTCGTGAGATTGAGTCGGCAACCAATGGAAATGAAAAAGAATTTAGAGTAGCATTATTCGGTCATATCAAATATACTTTATCTAATATTTTCAAAGCATTTGGTAATAATCTTCTAAATAGAATGTTTGTAAATCTTCCGAAAACCCCCTCGGGGAAAGATGAGACAATCACTTGGATTCAGGGCAATAAACTTCTCAAGAAATATTATGGTAGACTTGGTCAGGAATCTAGAAACTTTGCACTTCTGAGCGATATAACCCTTATGATTCTCGGTGGATCACTTAAAAGGAAACAAAAAATATCTGGTAGATTTGCAGATATACTCTCTGAAATGTACATTATGTCTGCCGTTCTAAAACGATTTGAATGTGAAGATAGAAATAAAATTGTGTCCCCCATAGTTGAATGGAATCTTCAAAATTCTTTGTTTAAGATCCAAACATCATTTGAAGAGATTTTAAATAACTATCCCACCCCATTTTTAAGAGGAATTCTGCGAGAAATCATTTTCCCTCTGGGTAGAAGATACACTCCACCATCTGATAATCTAGGACACGACATTGTAAGAAGGGCATGTGAATTTGATCTCTCCGAGAATAATGAATTAATGTCATATCCATTATCCTTGAGAAATAGAATCATTTCAAAAACCTTTTTATCTAAAGATCCAGAGGATCCATTAACGAAAATGGAAGAAGCCAGAATAACAAATAACAAAAAACTGTGCTCAGAGGTCATATCTGTGGATAAGTTTGTTAAGAAAATAACACTATATGCACGATTATCTTTAGAAAATAAATGAAAAAAAGGTTTACTTTCGTGAAGTAATGTTATATAATATACATATAAATTGATAAAGAGGTGTGTATTATGGATATAAATGAGTTAGCTATTGAGACCGTCATTAAAGCGTATGATTTTGAACCTATGGCAACTAGAGAGGAACTCTATGTTATAGGTGTAATTACGGAGGTTCGTGTAAATTCGTATGTTATTGATGTCCTAGTGGATTCGTGGTCAGAGGATAGAGATTATTCTCGGGTTGGTGAGGAAATTATTGTTCCCAAACCAAAATATATGATGAACGATTTCGAAGATAGAATAATGATTGCTGAAGAGTATACACTACATTAAAAAATTATGAGAAAAGAAAATTTAATATTAGTTGATGTTGATGGAGTTCTCCTTGATTGGGAATGGGGGTTTTATGATTTTATAAAATTCCGATACCCAAGTCTCAAACTCGTAAATCCCGATGCTTATAAAGTTGGAGAAAAATTCAATATAACAGCTAAAGAGGGTAGAGCACTTTCTCGAGAATTTAACAATTCTGCTAGAATTGGATACCTTAATCCTCTGAGGGATTCTGTTAAGTATGTGCGAAAACTCTATGAAAGAGGTTATATGTTTCATGCTATAACCTCACAGAGCTTAGATCCATATTCACAGAAATTAAGAATCTCAAACCTCGAGAATGTTTTTGGAAAGGTGTTTGTTGATTACACCATACTCGACACAGGGGATGATAAAGGTGATGCCCTGAAAGTTATTACAACAAAATATCCTGGAGAAAATTTCTACTGGATAGAAGATAAGGGAGAAAATTTAGATGTAGGAGAAGATCTCGGTCTAACCGGAATTCTAATGTCACATCCTCATAATACTGATTATCCCGGTAATAGAGTATATTATTGGGAAGAAATACACAACTCTATTATATACGGTGACACCACTTTAATAAATTAAATAAGGATTTTAATGAAGATTGAATTATATTCAAAACCAGATTGTTCTTTTTGCGTGAGCGTGAAAAACTGGTTTGATAAACATAATGTGAGGTATTCCATATATGATATAACTGAGAAAGATGAATATTTTGATAATTGGTCGAAACTTGGTCAGAGAACTGTACCGCAAATTGTTATAGATGGTAAGTATCTGGGCAACTATGATACGTTAATGAAATCTAAGGAGTTGTTTCTCTTTGAGAAAAAAGTTACAATGTTCACTCCATCTGAAACTTATAAACCATTCAGATATCCTTGGGCTGTTGAATTAACAAAGAAACATGAGCAATCCCATTGGATTGAGGAGGAAATTGATTTGTCTGATGATGTATCAGATTGGAAAAAGAATGTATTAGATTCGTCGGAAAAAGAATTTGTTATGCAGGTACTTCGACTATTTACACAATCTGATGTTGCTGTGGGGCAGAATTATTATGAATATTTTATACCAAAGATAAAGAATAATGAAATTAGGAATATGCTTGGATCATTTGCTTCAAGAGAGGGTGTTCATCAAAGAGCATATGCATTATTGAATGATACCCTCGGACTTCCTGAGTCTGAGTTTCACGCATTTCTCGAATATAAAGAGATGGAAAATAAAGTAAAATTTATGAGGGATAATGATACATCTAATTATTCCAATTTGGCAGCTGCTATAGCAAAATCTGTATTCTCTGAGGGTATTTCTTTGTTTGCATCATTTGTAATGCTGTTAAATTTCCAACGCTCTGGTAAAATGAAAGGAATGTGTAAGGTTGTAGAATGGTCTATTCGTGATGAATCTATGCACGTTGATGGTATGTCTCAGTTATTCAAAGAATTTTGTATGGAACATCCGAGGGTCGTTACAGACGAATTTAAAAAAGAAATATATTCAATGCTTCGAAAAACTGTGGAACTAGAGGATAAGTTTATTGATCTTGCGTATGGCGATAACTCTGGAATTGATAATCTTTCAAAAAAAGAAGTTAAAAAATATATTAGGTACATTGCAGATCGAAGACTACTTCAGCTTGGGTTAAAAACTAATTTCAAGGTGAAGGATAATCCACTTCCATGGCTTGATTGGGTTCTTAATGCTCCAGATCATACAAATTTCTTTGAAAATCGTGTAACAGAATATGAGGTGGGTGGACTCAAGGGGTCTTGGAATGAGGTCTATTGATTATTATATATATTTATTTAAGACTATGAATAATATATATGACATGGATATACAGAGGAAAAGAATATAATCTCACTGAATCAGATCCTAAAAAGATACATGGATTTGTCTATGAAATAACTAATTTAAATAATGGTAAAAAATATATTGGTAAGAAATCGTTTTGGTCTAGAAAAACTTATCAAAAGAATCTTAAAAGAAAGAAAAAAATAGTTGAATCAAATTGGAAAGATTATTATGGTAGTTCTGAATTATTACTTGAGGATATTCTCTCTGAGGGTACAGATAATTTTGAAAGAGTTATTCTTAAAATATGTAAGACTAAATCAGAATGTTCCTATTTCGAAGCAAAATATCAATTTGACCGAAAAGTTTTGGAATCAGATAAATACTACAATAGATGGATTATGGTTAAAGTTCGAAAATCTCATTTAGCAAAATATTTTACAAATACTTAAAAGTACATTATAATTAGAGGTATTACGAGATGAGTGATTTTTATATAAGCGAAGACATTAAAGGTAAGGTTGCTGCTTTATTAATGGAGTCTGAATGGACTCAAGAACCGAATGTTAATCTCTCGGTGTCTGAACTTGATGCGTGGGATAAGTATAGACAAAAACTTCGTGACTTTCCAGAAGAAATTTATCAAGAAGAATTAGCAACAGGACAATGTGCCGAAAATCCAATATGGCCAAAGAAACCAGAGGTATAATCAATGAAATATGTATTAAGATTAGCAATATTAGTAACGTTTTTAACTGTAGTAATTTTATTATTAATATTGCCAGAGACGGTGGGTAATAAGGTATTTACAGATCCTGAAATGTCAAAGATAACCGAAGTTATCAATGAATATAACTGATTCAGCAAAAAAACAGTTCTCTGAGATAGGGGGTATTATTAGATATTCCTTGAATGGAGGAGGATGTTCTGGATTAATGGGTAAATGGGATATTATAGATAAGTTAGATTCGGAGAAAGACACTGTAATGTGGAGGTCGTGTGAAGAAGGTGTGTATTGCGGCATGGCGGAAGAACAGGAAGAAGAATGTCATGAATGCCCAAATATGTTTGTGATAGATAAAATTACTTTAAATCTTATGGGTAATGAGTCAACGATTGATTATACTGGTGGACCTTTTAGTCCTGCATTTAAGGTGTCTATACCAGAAAAAAATTCGTGTGGTTGTGGGGAGAGTTTTGCATTATGAAAAAAGAAGTTTTGATGGATGATGATGTATTCTATTTGTTTTGGGGATATATTGCGTATAAAAATTTGAAAGATAAAATGAGGAATTGAAATGAAAGAATATAGTTTAGAAATGATGATCGTTGTAGCAGTCTGCCTAATAGTTTATGGTGGTATTATTACAGCTGATGATGTGGTCAAAGAAGATCAAGTAGCTACCAAAGAACCCGGATCTTCACATGGATGGGTATATAATACCAAAACAAAGATACTTCAATTTTGTATGCAAACATCTCCCGGAGAATATGATGCAAATGCAGAAGTGATATGTATTCCATATCCCAAAAAAGTGAAACCAGTTAATACATATGATTCATTTTTCTTGGATGGTGGTCCAGAAAATTTCGATCCTGAGTCTCAATTGAAAGGTATTCCAGAATATATCCCTGCTGAAAAATGAAAAATATCCCAATAAAGCTAATTATATTAGGTATTCTTTATTGGGGTATTCTTTTCTTTTTTATTTTCTATGGTGTAAATATATGAGTATTTTCGCACAATCAGATCATTGGAAAATTGAAATAATCGAGGCGGGATTAGTACAAAATAAAATCCTCCAAGATGGAAATGGTAAATTTGGTTTTTTTGATAAGAGAGCTCCAATCTATATGCCGTTATCCATATATAATGGAGCAGATAAGATAAATTTAACGCTTCCGCAGGGAACATTAATTCAATGGAGAGATCAGTGTATTAAAATGTTTGAGGTAAGAATAAAATATAATTATTATATTGCATTATATAATGAAGCGAGGGACACTAATGAAAGTTGAATTTATAGATAATATGGGTGATGATATTTCGGTAGTTAATGCTGCTCGGGTATCATTTAATAAAACATCTGATGGGGTCGGAGTTGATGAAGTTGTAGAGCATACCGATGAGAATGGTGAATGTACATTACACGCATTTATACCCAATCTAAACGATCCTGATAAAAAGTTAATTAACTTCTTAGCTAAGCACAATCACTTTACCCCATTTACACATGCGATGGTAACTCTTCGTGAGAAGGTGCCGATCTTCGTTGCACGACAAAGATTCAAGCATGTTGTAGGATTTTCGTATAACGAAGTGTCGAGAAGATATGTTTCTGATCCACCAGATTTTCATGTACCAGAGAATTGGAGATCACGACCCGAGAATGTTAAGCAGGGTTCTTCTGCCACGGATTTTGTAACCAATTTTAAAGAACCAATGTTCGATGGTTTAACTTCTCCTACACTTGAAGAAGCATATATGACTCACGTCATTAAATCTACTAGATTATATACGGAGATGATTTCGTCTGGGGTCTGTCCAGAACAAGCACGTATGGTTCTTCCCCAGTCTATGATGACTGAATATTATGTAACAGGATCCTTATATGCTTGGGCAAGAGCATATAATCTTAGGAAAAGTTCTACAGCTCAACTCGAGATAAGGGATCTTGCATTCGAATGGAATAGAATACTTGGGGCGTTATTTCCTATTTCGTGGGAAGCGTTAACGAAAGACTAATGAATTTTCGAAAGTTCGGAATTGATGATTGGGGAACGATATTAGGTATTATTGCGGCAGTACTTCTGTCAATGAATATAAGTATTTCCCCCTATTCATTCATATTATTTGGGGTATCTTCTATACTGTGGTTTATTTACGCATATAGAATACACGAATATCCCTTGATGTGGATGAATGTTGCTTATTTTGTTATTGATTCTTTTGCAGTTTATAGATGGTTTTTTTGAGAGAGGTAATATTATGACTAAAGAAATTTTAGATAGAGCGTGGAGTATGGGGAGGGATATCCAAGTTAGATATAAAAATTATAAAATGGATTGGGTTAAAGTGCCCAAACCGCAGGATGAGGGAATGACCTTATACAAGAGACTCATTTGGGATCTCGAGAAATATGAGTATGAAATTGTTGGTAACCAATAATGTT